ACCGCACTGAAGACTTTACTAACCAAGGAACTCCTAAGTACGTTATTCGTCATTCTCATTCGAAGTTTGGGTTTAGCCCTGTTCCTGATCAGACTTACTGGGTTGAGTTTAATTGCAGTAATGAAGTTACTAGGTTCACTGATCCGGAAGAAGTGGTACCAATTCCAGAAGAATTTATCACGGTAATCTTAGCACGAGTTAAGTACTATCTTTGGTTATTCCGTGAGAACCATGAGCAAGCTAACTTTTCTCTAGGTGAATATCGAGAAGGCTTAACGAGTATGAAACGTATTCTCCTTAGTAACCGTGAGGAACACATGAGGGCTATTTAATGAAGATGCAGACAGTAACCATCCCTTTTCGTGGTGGTCTAAATTTAGCTAGTAACTCCCAAGAACTACTAGCGACTCCTAACGAAGCTATACGCTTAACTAATTTTGAGTGTAGTAGACAAGGAGGTTACCGTAGAATCTCTGGTTACGAAGTAGTGGAGGGAGCTTTGCCGAATACTGGGACAGTAACAGGAGTTACTAATTACCGAGGAATCCTAGCGGTTAAGAACGGTATCGTTTATCACCAGCCTGATGGTAGTACTTCTTGGAACAACATAGCAAGCGGAAAGACTGGTGAACGTTGTATGTTCTTAGGTTTCTCTTGGGTAGGCAAGGATTACATGTTTTTAACAGACGGTGAAACTGCTCCTATGGTAATTCGCGTGGACGACGGTACCGAAGGAGGAAGCCACATAGCTAACATCACAGAAGGCACAGCGTTGACTGGTGCTAAGTACTGTGAGATGTATAAGAATCAACTTGTGTTAGCCGGGTGTGCTGATGATCCTACTGCTATTTACTACAGTTCCTTTGCTACTACTGACTTAATATCGCCCGAGGATGACGATAAGGAAATACCACAGGAAAACTTTAACGGTTCTACCAGTGGTTCAATTGCGTTTGGTGATAACATTACTGGACTTAAGATGCACAGGGATATCCTGTATGTTTTCTGTGAGAACAGTATTCACAAAGTAATTGATTTAGAAACTTCTGCTCCCTTAGCTAAACCTTTGACTAGCGACATTGGGTGTATTGACGGTTTCACTATTCAGGAGATTGGAGGCGATCTGTTATTCTTAGCTCCTGACGGTATCCGTACGATACAAAATACTGAACGTCTCAACGATATTGAACTAGGTGTAATCAGTAGGAATGTAGCACCTATTTTAGATCCTGTGATTGCCGATGTTGGCCGTTACGAATACTACAGTGTTGTCTTAAGGGAAAAGAACCAGTATCGTTTTTGGTACATCGACAAGAACAACGTAGACCAAGCACAGCGAGGTTTAATTCTTTCGTACACTTATGACCCTCATCAGAAATCTTTTGCTTGGGCATTTAGTGAACTTGAGGGTTTGGGAGTTACTTGTGTTAGCTCAGGTTTCAATAATAAAGTAGAAAGAGTGTTGCACGGTAACCAAGAGGGCAGTGTCTGTCAGCAAGAAAGAACACATAGGTTTAACGGTAGACGTATCTTTTACGTTTTTCAAACACCTTACACTGACTTTGGGGATCCTAGTATTCGAAAAGTTATTCACAAGTGTGATTACTTGATTAGAGCAGAAGGCGATATACAGCTTGGAATGGAGCTACGTTATAACTTCGAGAACAACGACTGGCATCAGCCTGATATTTACCCCATGGAAGCCATGAGTAGAGCGGCTATTTACGGAGATCCTAATGTGAGGTACGCTGATCCCTTAGTACGTTATGGCGCTAGTACGGTAGCTGACCGTTCTTTATACACAGAAGGTTCGGGATTCTATGTTAGTTTCCGAATAAAATCTTTAGACATAATTGACGATTATCCCTTTGACATTCAAAGTTTACAAGTGGATATGACTACTGGAGGAAAAGTTTAATGTCAGGATATACTCGACAAGCTAGTTTTTCAAACGGAGACGTAATAGACGCTATTCAGCATAACGCAGAATACAATCAATTACAGGTAGCGTTTCAACAAGCAGGAGGCCACCGACATGACGGTACTGCTGGTGAGGGTGCGTACATTCCGTTGATAGCTAATGAAACAGGTGATACTAGTGTTAGTATTGACGTCACTGATCCTAATGATCACAAAATTATCTTTACTATTGATGGTGTAGAAGTCTTTACGTATTCTGAAGTCGATGGTTTAGATATTGATAAACTAAATGTAACAATACAATCGTTAGTAAACGTAGATGATCCTTTGGCCAATGGGTTTTTTCGTTGGGATCCCACAGGTACCAATGTTGAATATTCAGTCTCTATTGACGCCTCAGACACTACTGGGTTTGCCGATGTAGCCACTAGTGCAAGTTTAATGGATACCGTTCAAATAGGTACTCCCTTGGTTAACGGTTATTTTCGCTGGGACGCTACTCTAACGGAAATACTTTATTCAACTACAATACCACACACGGACATCACTGGTCTTATTACTGCTAACATAAATCACCGAGGGGTTTCCCTTGATGCTGTTCTTGATGACTTTGACTCTCGTATCTCAGATGCCGCCGCAGACGCTGCTGCTGCTGCTGCAAGTGCTGATGAAGCCGCTGAGAGTGCTGATGAAGCCGCTGAAGCCGCTGACCGTGCAGAAAACGCAGCGATGCTCGTTGGTGTTCCTTTGTTTATTGAAGACGGTGGTTCTTTTACTATTACAGACCAAGAAAGAGTTGACTTAGTTTTCTTAGGTAACGGTACTGCTGTTCTTCCGGCAACCTTAGTACAGGGTGTTCGTTATTACCTTCGTGTAACTAAGGACACCACAGACGATAAAACTGTTACTGTTGTTAACGCGAATTTTAATATTATCGGAAGTAGACTAACTGTTCCCGCAGGAACTGACTTGTGTTTAAAACCGGGCCAATTAGTTATACTTGAGGCCATTAACACAACTGAATTGGAGATCATTTAATGACCTGTTTACAATTATCAAAAGTTAATCCAGAAGGAAGCTCAGGCAGTCAACCTTCTGTATTGACGTTACCAAAGAAAACTAACGACCCTATCGCCGCAGGAGATCGTGTGTACCTTAAGGAAGGTAAAGTAGGAAAACTAACTAATTACATTCAAGAGTTTTTACCGACGTCTGACGTTGTTCCTCCTACCGGCGGATCGGCTTCATCAGTTGTTGAAAGTCCGTCTCAGGTTGGGTTTGTGTTTGGCTCAGATGACCGTTTCGTAGGCATGCTTAAGCCTACTTACCAGCATCCGGATCAAGAAACCTTTTACTTGACTGTTTACGACAGGGTAAACGATAAGTACACTAAGCGACTATTTCAAGTGGAAGACACAGGAGGTACTGGGGTGCGGGACATGAGAGTCCTTGATATGTACGCGGTAAGTCCTAACAAAGATAAGGTAGCTTTAGTAATTGGAGGAGACGACGGTCGCTTCTTTCTTATTCGATTAGAGGGTACGTCTAATGATGTAGATACGTTTACTATTAATTTACAAGCAGGAGGAGTCGATAGTTTACTTATACTTCCTACTAGCGCTAGGACTGCCGCTTATCCTTGGGATTTTGAGAATGACATTTGTCATTTACACTGGCAGGATAATGATTCTTTTTGGTTTAAACATGCTTATAATACGGCAAATGAAATAGCTTGTCATAAAATGGGACCCGCAGGTTTTATCACTACCACTACGGCACCGTTTGGTTCTATTCAGGCAATGGACAGAAGAAGTGAGGCTTTTCAGAGTACAGTAGCTGGTAATATACTTGTCCAAAACAAAGCAGGCTTTTTAATCCTATTTGATAGTACCATGCAGCAACTTGCTACTTTTCCCGAAGACCCCTTTAGTGATGAGTATCGTTCACTTTCTTATTGCGGAGGTAACACGTATGTTTCTCTAGTGAACGCAACACCTAGCGGCGCTCATGTGCGTGTGATAACGCTAAACGAAACAACAAACAGCATTACTGTTGTAAATCGTACTGTACAGTGGGATCTCGAAGGAGAAGACGATGAGCAATTGATTGCTTTGTTTGAGACAGACGATGTTATTGTGTTGTCTTCTTATAGCATCTTAGATATACCAATCAGGTACTACAAGGTCCCTAAAGATCCAACTACAGGTATACTAGAAGATCAAGCTGAAACTTTACCTGAGATTCGCGGGTCATCCCGTCAGAACCCTGAGCTTAACGGTAAGTTTTACGTTGACTTTGATAGGGACGTATGGCAACGGCCTGAGGGACATGGTACTATAGTAACCGCCATGCTTGTGGAAGAAAAGCTAGAAAGCCTTGAGGGTACTCGCATTCCTGATGTTTACCTAGGAACTTGTTTGTCTACTACAACAGACGAAGTAGAGGTTTCTGTAGAAACTCCTTTGACGGCTAACAATGAGTTTAAAGATAGTTCTTTTGGTAACTTTGCTTACGTGAACGACGACTACGTTGTTGAGACCTTTTACCCTAAGTACACCTTGGATGTTACTGAGGGTGTTTTTACGACTCCAAATATCATACACTTCCCTAACGGCTTTGAGATAACTGCAAACTCTGGTTTTTCTTTTGAAGCTGATAGGTGCCTATACTACAGAACTACGGGACGTTCTCAGACTACTGTGTTCGCGTTAGACGGAGAAGTGTTTCCTGTAGGTCTTTACGGGGCTAGTGGCTCTCGTCAAACGGTTAGTGAGTTTAAAGTTAACAGTAAAATCAATGTATCTGGTGCTGCTTTTGACAACATGACAGTTATCGCAGGAGATAAGAAATGAGATACCATATAAAGAAAAGTAAGCAGCCTGAGATTATCCGAGTAATCCACAAGGCTGATTTTATTGCTCGACTTCTTCCTTACTGGAATGATCTACGGGAAGCTCGTGTTGTCGACGCTACCCTTGATGGTTACTTTGAACTATTCAAAATGTACCCTCACGTTGACCTTGATTGGCCTAAGACGATAATGCTGGTAAACGACATGGTAGCAAGAACTTTAGCTGTTCGTCCTGATTCTCTTATTACAGTGGAGGATATACTAAGGGACGGTACCGAGGAAGAAAGAGCCTAAGGCGGAAACGGGGGTAACTCCCCGTTCTTTCTTATTATAAACCAATAAATCGGAGAACCAGAATGCAACCTAAATTGCAAATTGGAGACGAAAAGAGAATCGCCTTACCTGACTTAGGTGCTAGCCCTGATCCGCACCGCAGAGACGCAGGCATGGCTCGTCTTTACAACGAACCTCGTATTAACGAGAACACTCAGTTAAACAAGAGTGACTTAAGACATACTACAAGTGTTCTTCCTAATCCAAGCCAAGTAGCTGACGATAGGTTTACCACTCTTCCTTATACTCCCGGGGAAAAAGATCGTGATGCAGGAACGATACGTCCTACGGTAATAGATGAAAACACTCGATTAAGCAAAGACGAGTTAAGACACACTACAATGTACGGAAATGAGCCTAAAATGGAAATGGGACCTCCTACTTTTCCTCCTACTACAGGCCCTGTTACAGGTCCTTCGGATCCTCGCGTAGACCCTAACCCTTCATTAGGTCCTGTGGACGGCGTAGGCCCTATTCCCGGGACTGACACGGGAGGCGTAGAGCAGCCCGGAGATACCGTAGGAGGAGGCGATAGCCTTACTGATCAGCCGGTAGCAGAGAATCCACCGTCAGCTGACTTAGAGTCACAGAAGTTAACTCAAGAATCTATCGCTGCTGATCCTGTGGGATACCTAACGGAACGTAATCTTCTTAACGAAGCAGTAACGCATGACATTTACCAGAAGAATCCTGACGGGTCTATTAAGAAAGATTTGGAAGGCAATCCTCTGGTTCGTCCTGAGTTTACACAGGAAGCAGAGCTAGCCGCACGTACTCAAGTGCAAAACACAGCGGACGTTACAGGATCTCAAGCTGCTGCTCCTACGTCTATTAACTCAGCTCAAGCCGCTGCTCCTACACCGATAAGTTCCGCTGTATCACAAGCTGCCTCTAGCCAAGCGGCTATGACTCAAGCTTACTTAGCTAACCCAGCGGCTACCGAGGCGGCCGTACACGCTGCTGCTGCAAGTGCTTCTGCTGGATCTGCTGAAGCTACTCTAGCGGAATACGAAAGAGCGCAAGCTGCTGCGGACGTAGTAGTGCAAGAGTATGAAACTTCCCTAATTCCTATTGAAGAAATCAACAATACTCTAAATAAGGTTAAAGAAGAGAGACCCATGGAAGCCGCTAGTGTAGCTGAGAAACTTAATGGGTTAATCGGTGACATGGAAAATGGTAATGTTCCTTTATGGGCAAGACCAGCGGTTACTGCGGTAGAACAACAACTGGAAGCCCGTGGTATTTCAGCGTCGTCGGTAGGACGTGATTCTTTGTTTAATGCTATTATTAACGCAGCTATGCCTATCGCTAGTGCTGATGCTCAGTTTGAACAACAAGCGAACGCTACTAGTTATGACGCTAGAGTTAAGGCTATCTTTCAGGATAGTTCACAAGAGTTTGCTGCTCGTCAGTTTAACGCTAATAGTATTAACCAACGTAATCAATTTATCAGTGGTTTAAAAGCTCAAGTTGATATGTCCAACGCTAGTCGTAAAGACGCAATGGCCCAGTTCAATGCTAACGCTGCTAACCAAGCATCCATTGTAAACGCTCAGTTAGGTACTCAAGTATCTGTTGCTAATGCACAAATGGAAACTCAAGTTAGTATGGCCAACGCCCAAGCACAAACGCAGGTAGCTCTAGCGAACGCTCAGGCTGATAACCAGCTTAACTTAGCTAACGCACAGATGCAACAACAGACTAACTTAGCTAATGCTGACATGCTTAATAAAGCCGCTCTCGCTAACGCACAGATGCAACAGCAGACTAACTTAAGTAACGCTGAGTTTGCTCAACAGACTAACTTAAGTAACGCTCAGTTAGCTCAACAGGCTTTACTGCAGGAGCAACAACTAGGTACTAACGTAGCTATGTCAAACGCTCAGTTAGCTCAACAGGCGTTACTGCAAGAGCAACAACTAGGTACTAACGTAGCTATGTCTAATGCTCAGTTAGCTCAACAAGCGGCTATGCAGAACCAAAACATCGCAGCTGCTGCTGCTCAACATCAGGCGTCTTTAGATGCCCAACGTGAACAGTTCAACGCACAACAGGCTAACGTTATTAACCAAGCGACAGTCCAATGGCGTCGTCAGATTAATAGTGCAGATACAGCGACTCAGAACCAGATTAACGCAGCCAATGTTGCCAACGCGTTTAACCTAAGTTCTCAGGCTCAAAACAACTTATGGCAACAAGTGCGTGATGAGGCTCACTGGGCACATCAGGCTTCTGAAAATGAATTACAACGTCGACATGAGACAGCCATTCGAATCATGCAGTGGGAACATGACGCTGCTATGCAAGAAGGCGCTGCTGAGGCTGGTAAGACATCTGCTTGGGATTCCACGCGAGATAAGCTTATTGACCGAGGCTCTGATGCTCTCATTGACTGGTTGTTTAACTAAGGAGATTTATAATGGGCTTATGGTCTAAAATAAAGAAAGGTGCGAAGAAGGCTTGGAAAGGCGTCAAGAAAGGCGTTAAGAAAGTCGCCCGTACCGTTAAGAAGGTAGCTAAGAAAGTAGCCTACGCAACTCCTTGGGGTAAAAAGGCGTGGGACTTTAGTTCAAAAATGGGTAAGAAGTTCAAGAAGGGGGCCATGAAAGTCATGAAGAAACTCGGCCCCGTGGGGGTCATGGCGATATCAGTAGTCCTCAGTGCGACTGGGATAGGCGCTGGTATTGCCGCTGCAATGGGTTCTCTATGGTCTTCAATGGGCGCTGCGGCTGCGGCTGCTGCTCAAGCTGGTTCCGTTCTTGGTACTGTAGCTAACGCTGCGTTTAACGCGGTTAACTGGGTAGGCGGTACATTAGGTGCCGTGGGTAATGCTTTTGCTAAAGGCGCGGGTGAACTCATGGCTGGTAACTTTAGTTCGGCTGCTACTCAATTTGGTACTAACATGGCAAATGCTCTAACAGGTAAAGCAGGACAGGCCGCTGTTCAGGCGGGTATCGAAGGTGCTGCTATGAGTGCTGCTAAGAGTGCCGCAGGACAAAGTGTATGGTCACAAGCCGCTGAAGCTGGTTCTAATGCTCTTGCTAATTCCGGTGGGGCCTTAAGTAGCCTTGGAGAATCTACTCCGCAGCAGTCAGGCATGATTGATACTTCTGCTCCTAACTTAGGACAAGCTGATAATATCCTACAGACACATGCTGAAGGTTATAATCCTATTGACGTATCTAATGCAAGTCCTACGACGACAGGCTTTGATGCTAGTACTCAATTTCAAGATCAGGCGTTAACTAATCTTCAACAGACTGCGCAAGCGACTCCTGTGAATACTTATAATGCTGCCGAAGCTGTCAAGGCATCTGCTCAGCCTTCGTTGCTCGATAAGACTTACGACGCTGCATCAGACTTTGTACAGAACGAAGGAAAGGACTTGGCTAAGGATTTTGTCAAGAAACAATCTAAGTCGTTACTAAGTCGTAGTGATTCCGGTGAACCTGCGGCAGGATACGCTGCTGATCCTGAACACATAGACTACGCTACTCGTGCTGAGGAACTACGTCAAGCGTATACATCTAAGTATGTTCAGGCATCTCTAATTAACTTCGGCGGTGCTGGTAGCCAATTTGGTTAATAGAAAGCATCACTTAATACTAAGGAGTACCTATGAGCGTACTACAACAACTTAAAAACACAGCGGGTGAGCCTTCGGGCTTAACTCGCGTAGACGGCGGTAATGCCCAAGGTTCTGAACTAATGTTAGCAATGGAAGCAAATCCTATCCCGGGTCAATCTTTAACACAAGACCCTGACAATAGACAGCCTTGGGAAACTCCTCCTGAGTTCACTGATGTTCAAGTATTTGTTGATGAGGCTTTCCTTGAAATCTCTGACCCCATGAAACTTCCGGATCTTTTAGAAGCCATGCGAGCAGAGATTCCTGTTGATTACTTAACCGAACAATACTTAATGCGTAAGGTAGCTGAAGGCAAAATCAATCCTGATCTAATGATGTTATCAATAGAGCCTGTTATTTACATTCTTCTTCACTTTGCAGCTTACGCTAATATTGACGCCGTTCTGTATCCCGAAGACGACATGATGCATGACGAAGAGTTCCAAGAGAACACATCAGAATTCCGAAAAGCAACTAAAGACTTAATGGCGCATGACGATAACGGTGACGGTAAGATTTCTGCTGTTGAAATGCAGGCACCTACAGTTGTTCCTAAGTCCTTACTTGCGCGTACCGAAGAAGCAGTAAATCAAGTAGAAGGAGGCCCTGATGCCAGCGATAGATTACAGCCAGTATAATGCACAGGCGTCCTCTGCAGGTCGTCGTGCAGGTAAAGCCCAAGGTGAACTTAAGCGTCAGCAAGACGAACTTGAACGTAAACAAAGGTTAGAACAGCGTTACGCTCAGCTTGCTAAAGACAAGCAAATGCATGACAACGAACTAGCTCGAACGGAATACGTTGAAGCCGTTAAAGCACAGGCGTTTGAGGCTAATGATTTCGCAGAGAGCCAAGCTAAGGGTTGGATTGATGGCGAAGGAATGTACACTAACAAGTACTTTGAAGATAAAGCTTTTGATGAATGGGCTAACTCAGGTATCTCCCGTAGTTCCGAAGACGAAACGATTTGGAGAACTCAGGGTGGCATGCAGTCTGCTATTGATCAGTTAAGATCAGGACACGCTAAGTATAAAACTCGTACGTACCGCAAGATTGATGCCGAAGACCTATACAGACAACAACTTGAGTTTAACCAAAGAGTTGCTGAGAAAGGCATGGAACGTAGAGCTTATTCCTCAGGTGCACAGGGAGCAGGAGAACGTCTTGGTGATCGTTTGGTCGATTCTATCTTTGGTTCAAACGAACCAGACCAACGTCCTACTCAGGAAGTAATGCAAGACCCTCGCGCCCAAGAGCGTTTCGAAACTACAGACACTGGTTCTACTACTGTTGACTACAGTGAACCTGAGCAAGTTACCCTAGAGCCTATTACTGATGCGTGGAACGGTGCAGGTGAGCGTGTTCCTAATGTAGTCTTTGCGGAACAAGGGACTCCAGACGGCCAAGGTGCTGGTTACTATCAAGCTATCGCGGGTGAAAACGGAGTAGAATATCGTCCTGTTAACATCACTACTCAAGATCCTTTAACTGGTGAAGACACTCGTGATCGTTCGATTAAAGACGTTCAAGATTCGCAGATTGACATAGAACAAAAGCAAAAACTAAGTGAAGCCCAAAAGGTAATAACTGTAGCAAGTCGTCTTTCAAATAGCTTGAACATCGAAACAGGCTCTACGATAAACAGGTTAAAATCTTGGGCAGCTACGTTTACTGAAACGGAATTCTTATCTCAATTAGGATCTAAAGAAGAGCGAGATAGAGCAATGGAAGAAATAGGTGAACGTACTTTACAGTCATGGAAAATTGCTGCAGGAGAAGAGAAAGCCCCTTCAGAAGCAGATATGAAATTACTACGTTCTCAGTTTGCTAGTATGGATCAAGACACTCTCACTCTTGCATATGCTTTAGTCAAGCTTAACAGAGCAGGTCAAAAGTTTAACGGTCAGGAATTAGCAGGACAGCTTGCTTTACTTGCCGATAATAGTCCTGCGGATAGACTTGCTGCTATTAAACGAGCCGTAGAAGACGCTAAGTCAGCTACGCGTAAGACTGCGATTGATATAGCTGCTCGTGATTTCCAAAAGGTAGGCTACTCTCAGTACGGCATTAGTATTACTGATGGTCAATTTAAAGGACAAATAGACGACGTCGAGTACTTCCCGGACGGAGGTATGCAGATTAAATACAGAGAAAACAGTCCGTTGGAATTCACTATTATGAGACCTAACGGAGGTATCAACCATCACCTTCGTGGAGGTAACTAATGGAACCATTGACGTTTAAAAATAACTTAAATCAAAGCACGGGCAACCCAACGTTGTCCTTTGCTCCTGACAGGGAAGCTGATCTGTCTTACGTCGAGGAACAACGTAAACTCATGGAAGCCGAGGAACTTGAGGCTGCTCAGTCTGAGTTCGAAGTAGGTCGCGGGCGTAATCAAGAAGGTTACATCCCTCAGGATCCTGTGGTACCTGAATCCTTTGATGTAGCTACTGCTGTTCTAGATGTAGCTCAGGATAACCTTTATACTAAAGCTGCTGGCGGTGCTGGTTTGATTACGGGTGCTGCTAACTTAGTGGACCTTTTACCTTCTGCTTTAAACTGGACTGCTGAGGCTATCGGTGGTGTCATTACGGGTGAAGAACAAGACTACGACGATATCATACGTCCTTGGGCTTTAACTACGTTAGCTGAGGAAGCTTTAGGTTCTCGCGATGTTCATACGAACACAATGGGATCTGAGATTGCTTATGACGTATCTAAAGCTGCTCCTTTATTAGCCACTATGACGGCCTCTATGGCTCGCTACGGCATGTATCAGATAGGCAAGACTGGTAGTACTAGTCCTTTGTTTGCGTCTTACGTAGCTAACTCAGGGGCGTCTATGGGCGTAGACACGGCTGCTTTAGTACTAGGTGAAACCGTTGAGGAACTTGTGGAAGAAGCAGGTGCAGAGGAAGATGGTTTTGTTTCCATGGCCGCTAACATTGGTACTTCTATTTTCGGTGCTTACAAATTAGGTTCTAAGTATTTTACTCAAGAATCTGTGGAGCAAGCGATAGAGGAAGCTGGCGGTACTATTAAGACAGGAAGCGACCTCATGGAGAAGGCTGCTAATGTAGCTGATGCCGCAAGTAAACCTATGTCTGTTGCTAAAGAATCTCTCAAGGCTACTGGGCGTAACGCTGTTAACGTAGGTGCTGCTTTACTTGACAAAAGTCCTTTAGGTAAAATGGTGTTTCGAGAGTTTCACAAGGAAGGCGGAAGTTTCCAGCAAATGGTAAAAGAAGCTCGTGTACTCGATAAGAACGCTCGCGGTTTCCTTAAGCAAGAGTTCAAGAAAATGACTCCTAAGGATGTCGAGAAGTACCAGAAGAACTTAGAAGTCGCTGCTCACTTACGCTTGGACTTAGATACTTTTCAATTAACTGGACACGAGGGTTTCCGTCCGTTTGCTGAGTCAGTTCAAAAGTTAGATCCTATGCGTTACCTTAGAACTCAAACAGATAACTTAAAGAAACTTGATGACTTTATAGCTCAAGGGGAAATAGGTTACAACGAAGCCAGTCGAAATAAACTTAAGAGTGCTTTAAGTAAGAATGAATTTGACATGGATGTGGAGCTTGAGAACCTTAAGAAACAAGTAGTAAAACAACGCGAGGCTTACGTCAAGACACTGACTAAAGACCCTGCGATGACTGGTGAGAAGTTCTTAGAGGCTTTCAACGAGTACGAACGTAACCTTAAGGACTTAGTAGCCGCGGGATATGACAAGGTGCTAGATGGCACTATGCAGACGTCTCAGTTTAATCGTGATGTTATCTCGGGACTAAAACAACTGGACGTTGAAGGTCTAATTCCTAAGTCTGATTTATTACCTAAGCCTATTAAAGATATACTAGAGGCTACTACTGATCAAAACATGGTTAAAGAGTTAACTACGAAAGACGTACACACGACTCTCACAGGGTTACGTGCAGCACGTCGTAAGTTAAACAAAACTGATCCTACGTTTTACCAGAAGGACGTAATGTTTGATAACGTTATTAATTCAATGGAAGAATCATTAGTCAAGGTAATGCCTGAGAATATTCGCAAGGACTACATGGCGACTAAGCAGGCTTGGAGAACTCAAATAGGTGACCGTTTTAATCCCGAAGAAGTCAAAAAGTTTTCGACTAAAGACCTGTCGAATAAACTTAAGGCTAACGGGGAGCAGTTGATTGGTGAGATACTTCGGGAAAGTCCTGACTCAGCTACTCGTGTGAATAAACTAGGTAAACTACTTTCAGTTTCTTTTGAAGACATGAAGCAGTTAGCAGGTCGATTAGACATGAGTAACATGCGTTCTCTAAACGGATTAACAGATGCTCAGCAAGCGATGCACTTGAAAATTAAGGATTACATTAGTAATGATTTCCTCAAGAAACTTTTGTTGAATACTGAACGTCCTGTTAATGAAGTAGCGAATGAGTACTTAGGACAACACGGACGAGCTATTGAATCTCTATTGCAAGAACCTCTGGACATCAACAAGATGGCCCGTGAAGTCCAACAAGCTACTGCTACTATGGAGACTAAGATTGATGATTTCATAGGGAATCGTCTGTCATTAGGAATGGACAAGGGCGGTAACTTTAATCTTGAGACTTACTTAGATGGGACTCTGTTAAATAACCCTACGGAAATAACTAAGTTAACTAAATTACTGGACGACAGTGATCGTATGAAAGACTTAGGCTTAAACAAGCAGGAAGTCTTAGATACGTTGTCAGGTAAAATGATAGCCAAACACGTCAATCGTCATCGTAACGGTTTGCTTGAGTCAAGTAACTTGTTCAGAACTTTACAAAAGAACGAAGAAGCCATGGTTCAACTTTTTGGTAAAAGCAAAGTAGAACACATGAAGTCTTTTGAAAACGGTTACGGAATGGCTACTGCTCACGGTAAGATAACTCCTGAGTCAGTTGACTTAGAACGTGGAGCGCTTCCCGGTGCTTTACAGCATGTTCCTCGTATAATGTCTCAACAATTAGCTGTAGCAAGGAACTTTGTAAGTCGTCGTTACATCATTGCTCTCAACGTTACTAAAGCCCTAGGTGGTCTTAAGAACAAGAGTTACGAGAAGTTTATTACTAGAATGATGACTGATCAAGAGTTCTTTAAGGCAACTGTGGAATTAGGTGAAGGTATTAAGACGCATGACGATATGATTCGTGCACGTCTAGTACTAGCACACCATGGTATTCCTACGGACACTAAGAACGAAGACGAAGGCACAGAGACTGCGAGAAGCCTTATGGATTCTACTATCGCTATCGAAGAGTCTATTTACAAAGGCAAGGACCTAACCGCTTTGAAAGCTGAGGATCCTTACTGGGAAACTGCCCCGGAAGTAACCCCGGAAGTAACCCCGGAAGTAACC